GACACCGACAGCATCACCGTGCGCCAGAGCTTCTATTGCGATGTCTACGACAACTCCTTGCGCAAGTGGTATGGCGATACCCTCGAGTGGGTGAATAACGCCCTGCCTGTCTATAGCGGTGGTCCGCGGTCTGTGGCGATCACCACAGGCGAGGTTATTGCGCCTGTGAGCATCGCGGCATCGACCACGGATGCAGACAATGATGTGCTGACCTACACGGTCACTAGCGGATCGCTGCCGCCCGGACTCACGCTTGACCCCTTGACCGGGATCATTACCGGCACACCGTGAAGTTTTACATTGGTGTTGATCACCAACCTGTGTGGGTAGAGAGCCCGCAGGAAGCCACCTCCGTCCTCGCTCAAACCGTGCTAAAGGCGCGTGAGTCTGTAAAGGCCACGCTTGAGCAGGGCGGAACCTTAAAGGCGCCCCAGCTGGTAGGCCCGCCTGAGATCCGGGGCGAGGTGAAAGCCGCGCAACGCGAGATCAACGGGATGTACCGCAGCGCACGAATCGACAGCGAACTGAAGACCCTGATGCATCGGCAGATGGATCGGGAAGAGGACGACGACTTACTACTGTTTTTGTGAGGATTACATGAGCAAATACAACAGCCCCTTCATTCAAGGCAGCGCGGACAGCCAGTACGACGGCAAGGTTGACGAGCATTTCTCGGGCGCCAAGGGCCGCACGATGCCCGGTGTCGCCACGGGCGAATACACCCGCAAGTGGGGCAGCAAGGACGTCATGACCGAGTTTCTGAACTCAGAGACTGGCGTGAACCACAAGCACAACGGCGCCAAGGGCAATAACCCGAAGGGTTAATACAGGAGGCGACCAAGCGTAATGGCAGTCGCAACAGATGGCAGCAAGACTTAACCCGCGGCACCAGGAGATGGTGCGAGCGAAGATACAGACCAGCCAGCTTATCCGTGTGCTTCAGGAGGAAGGCATGGGCAAGACTGAACTGAGGGACGGGCAGAGAGAGTCTGCCAAGTTTTTGATAAACAAATCAATGAGTAACCCTCCGACCATTGTCGCTGGTCCCGGTACTGAGGGGCAGCACAAGATTGAGATGACGCTGAGTTTCCGGTGAAGCTCGAGTTCGACTGCCGCAAGGAGTTCAGGGAACTCTTCGAGACCACCAAACGCTGGTCGATTGTCGTGGCGCACCGCAGAGCCGGTCAGACGGTAGCGTGCGTTCAGAAACTTATAGTGAAAGCGCTATATGAGAACAAGAGCGATGGCCGCTACGCCTACATTGCCCCTTTCAGGGAGCAGGCCAAGACGGTGGCGTGGAACTACCTGAAGCACTACGCCTATTCGGTGGTCAGGGAGCCTGAGAACGATCTTAGGGAATCGGACCTTCAAGTGAGGTTGATCAATGGATCTACAGTCCGACTCTTTGGAGCAGATAACCCGAATGCACTTCGAGGCATGTATCTGGACGGCGTGGTCCTTGATGAGTACGCCGACATGCGTCTTAGCCTCTGGGGGGAGGTCATCCGGCCTGCGCTCTCAGATCGAAACGGATGGGCTGTCTTTATTGGAACTCCTAGGGGTCGAAATGCCTTCTGGGACCTCTACGAAGAGGCGGGGAAAAGCGAAGACTGGTTGAGCATGACGCTCAAGGCCTCGGAGACGAAGCTCCTGCCTGAGGCTGAGCTTGCCGACGCCCGCAAGACGATGACCGAGAACCAGTACGCGCAGGAGTACGAGTGCTCCTTTGATGCCGCAGTCATTGGCGCGGTCTATGCCAAGGAACTGGCATTGCACAAGGACAAGGTGATCAGCCTGCCCTATGACGGCTCTACGCTCGTTCACACGGCATGGGACATCGGGATAGGCGATCCCACCTCCATCTGGTTTTATCAGCTGGTAGGGCATGAGATTCGCATTATCGACTTCTTTGAGGACTCGAGTGAGGCCGCCCCGTATTACGCCTCGATCCTCAAGGGCAAGGGCTACCGGTATGACACCGCCTGGCTCCCTCACGATGCGTTTAACAGGCAATCAGCCACCGGCATGACCTTTGCCGAGGCCATCAGGGATACGGGCCTGAAGGTCGAGATGGTCCAGAAGCTCCCGCTCAAGGACGGGGTGAACGCTTCCAAGATGATATTCCCGCGCTGTTACTTCGATGCCAAGAAGTGCGCACCAGGACTCGAGGCATTGAGAGCCTATCGCTGGGACTACAACGTGCGCATGGATCAGGTCAAGGACGCAGAGGTCCACGACTGGGCCAGCCACGCTGCGGCAGCCTTTCGTTACATGGCGCTTGCGATCAAGCGCCCGATCAGCCAGAGACCGATGCAATCCCTTAAATACCCAAAGATGGCCTACGTATGAGCTTTGAACTACTCCAGATGGTGCGCGAGCTGCAGGCCCGCCTCAGCGTGATTGAGGAGCAGATGAGGGCACTGCAAGAGAAGCGCCCACCGCTCCCTCCGGGACCTAAGGCCACGCTGACGCTCAAGAAGCCGAACTGATGTCCTACGTCCAGATAACACCGCAATACGGCGACCTCAACCGTTTACCCGCAGTCCAATACAAGGGCCACCTTGAGGAACTGCAGGGCGTCATCCGCCTCATCGACGCGATGCTGGCCGAGCTTTATGGCTCCGTAGGGGGTTCGGGCACCGCTGGGGTGCTGATCACCAACACGCCCGGTGCCGGGACGATCACGGGCTTTGCGCCCACAGGGTTTGGTGTCACGACCGATAGGCTCGATGTCGTGTCCGACGCCGCCAACACCACGCTTAATGACATGACCGCAGGCTTTGACGGCCAACGAATACGCATTCGGAATACAGGAACAGGCACTTTGTATTTGATTAACGAGAACGCCGGCTCAACTGCGGCCAACCGCTTCAAGGGTGCAGGGGATGTGGGGATAGCGCCCAACGACTGCGTCGATGTCGTCTATTACGCGGGCAGCGTGAATCGGTGGGTGATGTGAGGCGTCTCCTGTGGCTCCTGCTGGCCTCTGTGGCGTTTGCTGGTGAGCCGACCTATTACGACAAGAGCACCGTACCCCCCACGCCGCCCAAGAATCCGATTCTTTACGCCACCGCTTACGGGCACTGCACTTGGGATAGTACGCACGATGTGGCCGCTTGCATCAACTCAGCGATAGCCAAGGCCGGGGCCAATGGAGGCGGGCAGATCATCCTGCCTTGCGGGACTTTTGGCATCTCAAGCCAGATCCTGCAGCAATACTCGGGCGTGCAACTCAAGGGTTGCGGCACGGGTATGCCAAACGATGCCTTGAACTCCGACTTCCAGGCCATTACGCGTCTGAAGTGGATCGGTAATGCCACGGCCAATCCCGCGCTCTTCATCCAGACGCCCACTGGGGGAGCCACAACAGTCCTTCACAACGCTGATGTGTGGGGCATCACGGTCGATTGCCAAAACCTCTGCGATGTAGCGGTCAAGATTTCAGGCGTCAGCTATTCGTTCATCAACGTTGGCGGGATGGACGCGGTCAAGGTCAATGTGTGGTTCTACGTTGACTCGGACCTTGAGGGCATCGGCAACCAGCACGACGACATCTGGGCTTACAGCCGCTCGTCCTCGAGCAGCAATTCGCCCACGGGCATCCTGTTCGATATTCAGACCTTCCCGACGCTTGATACCTCGTACACGATCATCCACGACCTGTACGCCATCTACAAAAAGGGAGATGGCATCGTCTTTGGCAGCAACGACAACAACCTCGTGGAGTTCATGCAGACACGAGCCCTGTCAGGCGCAACGGGTAAGCCCGCGGTGTGCGCCAACAACGCCTACACCATGCCCAACGGAACTACGCTCGTGGGCTACTGCCGAAACCTTCGCATCCTGCACATGGCAAGCCCACTGGACGTTCTGGGCTATCGCACAGGGGCTACATTCACGGCAGCGGGGGGTAATGGCGGGACGGCTGCACTGAATCCTGCAGTCATTGCCACAAATGCTACCTCCGCCCAGGGAGTGTCGACACTCAACTTTGCCTCAACCAGTGGTGTGACGCCCGGCGAGTCGGTCAGCTGCGGTGGCCCAGCCAATGGGGTATTCGACAACACCACGGTCCAGAACGCCACGAGCACGGTCGTGACAATCTTGGGCCAGACGATTAGTTCTGTGGCCTCGAGCACGAACTGCACGTTCACTTATGGGTTCCTGGACAAAGCGGTAGCGGGGACGTACACCCTCACGGCCACCAGTTCCACGCAGTACACGCTGACCGCTCCAGGGGCTGGGCATACTCAAAGCGGGATCCAAGCCTCCGGTGGGTTCCTCACCTTCACCGACATGATTATCCCGTGGACCGGGACACCGAACACGAATGACAGCTGGACGATTGTGGTGCCCACAGCGGCCAACAAGGTGCTGGTCGAGAACATCGACAAAGACAATAACGTCGCCAATCCCACTTTCGAGCCTGGTACTAGCGGGTATTGGTGGGCCTCGAACAACCCCTATCCCTTCGCCTACAACATGCAGTGCGTGATTGGCACTGCGAGCGCGGCAGGCAGCGCAGGTGGTGGCGGCTCTCCTGAGCTCAACTCCGTCACCGGAGCCGGCGGCTGCGCTGTGGGTGGGCAGTCCAACACCATCTCTGGAGCGCTAGGCATGGCCTTTGGCGGTTCAGCGCTCATCTCCTCAGGCTTTGCCTCGACCACGATGGGCCAGAGCAACACCTCATCAGGCATCGATGGCTTTGTGGCGGGGCAGGCCGGTACGGATCGAGGCCGCTACATCACGCATTGCATGGGCGGGAGTGCGATCTCGGTGCAGGGCGATAACCAGACTTGCGTGGAGCTCTTGCAGGGCACGGTATCCAATGGGTCGGCTGTACGGCTCACGGCCAACGGGTCCACGGCTGCCTCCACCAACTGTATCAACATCCCCAACAACACGGCTTATGAACTGAAGATGGAAATCGTGGCCTTCGATCACACGACCGTGACCAAGTTTGCCTCGTGGAACGACATATCCGGCTTGCTGACACGAGGGGCTAATGCGGCTTCCACGGCTTTGGCTGTGGTCTCGGCCACGCCATCCGTGAGCTACAGCGGCGGCACACTCACGGGCAACAGCATGAGCTTGACCGCTGACACGACCAACGGGTGCCTCAACATCTCCTGGACTCCTCCGACCTCCAACACGGACACCTGGAACGTCTCGGCGCGAGTCCAGACGGTGGAGGTGCAGTGATGCGTAGGCTCCTCTGGCTAGGCCTATTAGCCGCCTCTGCCGCCCAGGCGCAGTATTACAACCAGACGCAGATCCCGATTACCACTGCCATAGGTACGAGCGGCGCGACGATCCCGCTACTCAATACCGGCAACACGTGGTCGGCGCTTCAGACCATGACACTTGGGGAGACGGCCAGCGGGGCGGCCATTAGCCTCAATGACAGTTCCAACTTCGCCGTCAACATTGGCACGGGCACATCAACCGGGACGGTCACGCTAGGCCAGAACTCGGCTACTCCAGGCTCTGTCGTGCTCAAGGGGCCGGTGTCTTTCCAGGCGAGCACGAACTACACCGGGGCGTCATGGGCGACCGTAAGCCCCGTGTTCGATATCGCGGCCATCACGCTCAACGATACGACCGCCTCGGGGACGATCACCACGGAGGCCGCGCACTCGATTCAGGCCCCGAATTTCACCAGTACGGGTGGGGCCAGCACCACCATCACAAATGCGGCGAATCTATGGCTGGCACCCCCGACCTGCAGCGGTGGCGTAGTTTGCACCAACCTCTACACGCTCTACGCCAACGGCAAGGCGTTCTTTAATGGCGCCACCAGCGTAGGAGGTGACTTTACCTCCAACAGCGGGGCCATCAACCTCGATGTCAGCAGCAACTTTGCCGTGGCGATAGGAACCGGCACCACCAACGCCAACGTCAGCATAGGCAACGGGGCCAACCTCAACACGCTGGGCCCCACTCAAATCACCACGGGGACGGTCTTTACCACGGGCAACTTCTCGGGCTGCTCTGGAACGAACGGCACGCCCGGCACGCTTTCCGGTGGCCCCCAGGGAGGCTCGTTCGTCACGAACTCCAGTGGGACGACCTGCAGCGTGACCATCACGATCAACGGCGCCACGGGCAAGACTGCCTCTCACGGCTGGTCCTGTTACGGATCGGATACCACCACTGCCGTGGCGTTGGCCCAGTCTGGTACATCAACCACCACTTGCACGCTCAAGGGCACGATTAACGCCAACACCGATACCGTTGTATTCGGGGCGATGGGGTACTGATTGAGCACCTTCAACAACAACCTCTCCGGCTCAGTCGGTGACGATCCTGGCTCTGCAGAGGGTCGGCAACCGCCGATGGAGCGGGCCAAGGAGCGCGAACGCCAGCCGATGCAGGAGGCTGAGCTCATTGCGGCCATTGACGATGCGGACAACCGATCCTATGGCTCTAACCTATCGAACCTCACGGCGGCACTGTCCGCGGAACGTGCTCTTAACATTGATCTGTACCTCGGCAAGAACGTGGATCCGGCTCCGGAGGGCCAGAGCAACGTTATCGATAGGACGGTGTTCGAGACGGTTCAGTGGATTCTGCCCTCGTTGTGCCGGATCTTCGCGAACGGCGATGATGTCGTCACCCTCTCCCCGCTAGGCCCGCAGGATGTGGACCAGGCCAAGCAGGAAAGCGCATACCTGAATTGGCTTGTCACCGTTAAGCACTCATGGTTCGACCTGTTCCTCGAGTGGGCTACAGACGCTTTATTGACCAAGAACGCGTACTTCCTGGTATACCAGGACAACGCGCAGAAGGTCGAAATCGAAAACTACAAGGCCCAGACCCGTCAGGGCGTGGCCTTCCTCACGATGGACAAGGATGTGGAGGTCATCGACATCCAGCCCTACGCCGCACCAGACCTCCAACCGGAGCCGATTGTGGGGCCGGACGGCCAGCCTACCGTGGATGCGAACGGTCAGCCCATGACGCAGCCTGCGCAGCTGTATGACATCCAGCTTCGGCGTCGCCAGATTGATGCGGAAGTGTGCATTCGCGTCCTGCCCCCGGAGCGGGTGAAGATCGACCAGCGGGCGTTCAGCTGGAAGATTGACGACAGGTGCAACTACTTCGAGTACTGGGAGGAAACCACGCTCTCCGAGCTTCGGGAGCAAGGGTTCGACATCCCCACCGATATTGCCGATGATCCTGAGATCTACACGCAGGAGGACTACGCCCGCGACCAGTACGGGGAGCGTCGGTTAGACCGCTACAAGCCCTCCGATCCTTCGATGCGCCGCGTCAAGGCGCGCATGATCTGGATCAGGACTGACTACAACGGGGACGGCAAGAGCGAGCTGCTGCAGGTGCTGCGTGTCGGGCGCCGGTTGCTCTACACCGAAGAGGTTTCACGGATCCCCGTGGCCTCAGGCGTCGCCTGCCCTGTCCCGCACAGGCATATTGGCATCTCGATTGCCGATATGGTGAGTGATATCCAGAGGATCAAGACCGCCATCCTGCGGCAGGGGCTGGACAACCTCTACATCTCCAATAACCCGCAGAAGGTGTTGAATGAACAGTTCGTCAACATCGACGATGCGCTGATAAGCCGCCCTGGTGGCGTCATACGCGCCACGGACATCAACCAGATTCGCTACGAGGAGATGCCCTTCGTGTTCCCGCAGGCCGTGGAAGGTCTGAAGTACATGGATGAGGTGCGCCAGAACCGCACCGGGGTCAACAACAACTTCTCAGGCATCGGCACTCAAGATATCAGCAACCTGCAGCCGGGTACGGTGAGCCAGTTGTCAGGCTTAGCCGCCCAGCGGGTGGAGCAGATCGCCCGAATCCTCGCCTTTGCCATTGAGGACCTGTTCAGCATCGTGCACGAACAGACCCTCAAGCTCGGCCACAAGCGCCAAGTGGTGCAACTGAACGGCCAATGGGCCGAGGTGGACCCGGGCGCATGGAGGCGGCGCACAGACTTCAAGGTCTGCGTGGCTTTCAGTGCCGGGAACAAGGACTCACAGGTCGCACGCCTCATGGCGATTGCGAACCAGCAGAAGGAGGCCCTGACCTTAGGGATTCCGGTCTGTAACGCCGAAAACTACTACAACACGCTCGCCGAACTCACCAAGGCTGCTGACTTTGCGGCCCCCGAGCGCTTCTGGACGGATCCGAAGAGCATGCCTCCGCAGCCGCCCAAGCCTGATCCGAAGATCGTGGTCGCCGAGATGCAAAACGCGAGCCATGAAAAGCAAAAGGCCGCAGATCTCATGCAACAGGAGGTCGAAAGCCAGCGCAAGGCCGCGATGGAGAAGTACGCCATCGACTCCAACGTAGGCGTCAATCTCATCAAGGAGCAGCATTCCGCTGAACACGCCTTGGCGATGCAGAACCTCAAGACACAGCACACCGCGATCATCGACAGCCTGAAGGGACAGATGTCCCAGGCCGAAGGGGCCGCAGGAAGCATCTCAGGGGCTGTGCAGGCCGCTCACGGGGCCATTACCGCACACACTGGCAAGGTCACAGAGGCCATGCAGCAGATGGGCACCATCGGCTCTGCGATCAATAAGGCCGTAGTGATTGCGACGGGTAAGCGCGTGGTGCGAAAGCACCCGAAGACCGGCATCCCGCAGGGGATCGACATCATCGGGCATGACGGCAAGGTCGCGCACTCGCAGAACTTCACCCACGACGCCAACGGGCGCATCTCGGGGGTTGAGTGAACGACGGGCAACTGGCAGAGCGCGCCCACAAGGCGAAGACGCTCCTTGATAACCCGATGTATCAAGAGGGCTTCGAGATGGTCCACAAGGCCATTATCTCGCGCATTGAAGCCTGCCCTTTAGGCGATGTCGCCATCGCTGAGGACTTGCGCAAGTGCCTCCGGTTGCTACGCGATGTGCGGGCGAACCTCGAGCATGCCATCAGCCAGGGCAAGCTCATCAGTTTCCGTCTCGAGCAGGAAAAGGCGCAGGAAGAGCGCATCAAAAAGTTCCATTTGATCCCCAACTTCTATAGGTGAATCCATGTCAGTGATGCCCGTGTCCGACCAAGCTCCCCCGGAGCAGTCGGTAGAAGATCGTATTGCCTCGCGTTTCGGTGAGACTCCCCAAGAGCAACCCGCCGAAGAGGCTGCCCCTGCCGAAGACCTCTGGGAACTGGACTACGAGGGCGAGAAGTACCAGCTGCCCGCGAAGCTCAAGACCGGCTTCATGCAGAACAAGGACTACACCCAAAAGACGCAGGAACTGGCCGAACAGCGCAAGACCTACGAGCACAGCTCGGAGCTGGCGAAATCCGCCCAGTTGGAGCGCGCCTTCTACGAGAGCATCGGCTCTGAGCAGCAGGAATTGAGCGTTATTGACGCCTATCTGGCGCAGATGTCGAAAGCCGACTGGTCCTCGATGGACACCGGCACGGTCTTAAAGACCAAGATTGAACTGGACAACATCAAGGAGCGCAAAGCCTCCCTGAAGGAGTCCATCAAGGACAAACGCACCCAGTTTGATGCGGATGTCAAAACACGAATGCAGGAGTTGCGCGGCAAGGCCCGTGAACTCGCAAGCAAGTCGATCTCAGGGTTTGGTGAGGACACCGAAAAGAGCATCCGCGCCTACGCGGCCTCTGAAGGTCTCACGGACGCGGAGTTCGAAAACGTCGCGCTGGATCCCCGCTCTTTGCGGGTGCTCTACAAGGCGGCGCAGTACGAAAAGGTGCAGGCGGCGGCTAAAAACCCCGTGAGCACGAAGCCGGGTGTCCTAAAGCCCGGCCCCACATCCGAGCGCATGCCGCCCGATGTGGTGTCCAAGCTGAACTTCAACAAGGCCATGCAGAAGGCGAGGACGAACCGCGATAAGAGCGATCTGATCGAGGAACGCCTGACCAGCATGTTCTCAAAAAGGAAATAATCGATGACTGCTTTAACCAACACCACGGTCACCTACGGCGTCACAAGCGCTGGCGGTATCCGTGAGGACCTTGAGGATGTGATCTGGGACCTGTTCCCGGAAGACACCTGGGCCGTATCTAACCTGGACAAGGTCGATGCGACCGACACCAGCCACCAGTGGCTTGCGCAGCAGTTAGCCGCAGCCGCTGCCAATGCGCAGACGGAAGGCGATGATGCCTCCTTCACCTCGCTCACGAGCCCGAGCCGGTTCAACAACCAGCTGCAGATCCTGAGCAAGACCTTCCTCGTCTCCGACACGTTGGAAGCCACCAAGCGGGCCGGTCGCGGCTCTGAAGTGGCGCGTGGCGCGATGGTCAAGATGCGCGAGTTGAAGCGTGACCTGGAATACGCAATCACGCGTAACAGCACGCTCAACACGGCGACTTCGACCACAGGCCGCACGATGGCCGGTATGGAGTGCTGGATCGGCGGGTACCTGAGCAATGCCTTCGTGGGCACCACGGTCACGGCCTCAACCGCCGTATCCACGACCACAACGGCAACCTCAGTGACCACCGTAGCCCTGACCTCGGGCAATCCGGGTGGCACGGCGCCGACGGACGGCACGACCACGGGCGCATTGACGGCGACCAGCCTCAACTATGCGCTGCAGGGTGCATGGTCCAATGGTGGTGATCCCTCGATCATCCTGTGCGGTGCGAACCAGAAGACGGCGATTGACGGGTTCACCTCGATTGCCACGCGGTTCGTGGACGTCGATGCGGCCACGCAGTCCCCGATCATCGGTGCTGCGAACGTGTATGTCAGCGACTACGGACGCCATACGGTGGTCCTGCATCGTTACATGCGCTCGAGCATCGTGCTGTGCCTTGACCCGAACTACTGGGCGGTCGCATTCCTGCGCCGTCCGATGAGTCGGGAACTAGCACGGACGGGCGACGGTACGAAGTACCAGATCATCACAGAGGCCACGCTGGTTGCTCGCAACTGGCAGTCCTCGGCGAAGATCGTCGCCTGCACCTAGTAACTCCCCAGTCGCTTTAAGCGACACCTCGGGGCGGTTGTGAGCCGCCCCT